AGGCAGCAGCCACACACACGATGACCGCTACTACACAGAGGCGGAGGTAAACAACCTGCTGGGCGGCAAGGCAGGCAACGGCCATACCCATTCATTTGCGGACATCACTGGCAAACCTGCGCTGGGGCAGTGGGTGTCTTCCTGCGGCGCAACAACGCTGGCAACTGGGCGTAATGTACCCCTGATTGCGTATATATCGCTGTCTGGATGGTATTTCGTGAATGGCATGATACGGTTTGCAACCAATGATGACAGTATAGATGTAGGTTTGTATATATCTGCCGGAGGTAACGGGGAATATGCGGAACCCTGGCCAGGGTCGCAAGGTGCAAGAGGCGTCAGGCCATATACAAATTTGTCTACATCACGGATTATGTGGATTAATGCGGGCGCATATATCAATTTATCATGTCATGCGGGTAAATCTTGCCAGCTCGAAGGTGCGCGGATTGAGTATACATTACTATGCTCATATTGATTATATCGGTGCAGTAACACATATGAGCATCAGAAATAGTCTGATGCTGGTATGTGTTTTATTATGCAAAAAAATAGTCGGGAGGAAGTGTGCATGCGGATAAGAGATAGTCCTGGAAAATCATCAAATGGTCAGTGACCAAGCCGTCCAAAGGGACGGTTTTTTTGATGGAAGGAGGTGAAGGAAGAATGGATAATCCGGTAACACATAGGGAGCTGGAAGAGTTCCGGCGGCTGATGGAGTCAGAGAACACACAGCTGCGGCAGGAAAACGACCGCCAGAACAAGCGCATTGAAATTCTGGAGAATAACATCCAGAAGATGACTGACCTTGCCGCGTCCGTCCGTGAACTGGCAGTGAGCATGAAGTCCATGCACGAGGAGCAGCAGAAGCAGGGAAAGCGCCTGGAGCAGATCGAGAACCGGGATGGCGAGAAGTGGCGGAAAGCGATGGCGTACATCGGAACCGCGATACTGGGAGCCGCCCTGGCTATCGTATTTGCCAAGATTGGGCTGTAGAGGAGGAGCCATGAAGGGAAAGAAAAGTATCCGGACAATGGATGTCATCCTGGCGGTAATTGCTGTTTTCCTGCTTCTCTTTATCGTGGTGATGGTGTGGCTTTATTACCAGACCGGGGCAATCCCGGACACGCTCTGCACATGTGTATTCGCTGCCTGCGGAGGGGAGTGTGGAGTCATGGGCTGGATAAAGACTACGAAGGAGCGGCAGAGGGAGCGGTCATTCGAGCTGGAGGACAGAGAACACGAGGAACAAAGACAGAATGGAGGCAAATCTGAATGAATGAGATTTTATTTGAGCTTTTGAAAGTGGTTATCATGGTGGCCGTCGTGCTTATCACGCGGTACATCATTCCCTGGGTAAGGGATCGCATCGGGGCGGATAAGCTGGCTCTGGCGGAGAAATGGGTGCGGTATGCGGTGCTGAAAGCCCAGCAGGTCATGTGGGCCGACAACGGGCCGGAACGCAAGGCATACGTCACCGAATTTCTGAAAGAGCTGTTGATTGAGAAGAATATCGCTCTTTCGGATGAACAGCTGGACATTCTGATTGAAGCGGCAGTTAAGCAGATGAAAATTGAAGCAGGCTCTGGCGTCACCATTAATAATTCCGCCGGTGAAGCTCCGGGAGAAAAGACTGCAAAATGATGTAGAGGGAGGGAAATGCTATGGCACTGAAAGGAAATACGGTCCGGGAGCAGATATGGAACTATCTGGCATCCGCAGGACTAAGCAATCACGGAGTGGCTGGCCTCATGGGTAATCTGTCCGCAGAGTCCGGCCTAAATCCTAAGAACCTGGAGAACCTCTGCGAAACGCGGCTCAAAGAGGCTGGAAAGCCGTGCTGTACGAATGAAACGTATACGGCGGCGGTAGACAGAGGGGAAATCAGCCGGGAGGAGTTCCTGCATCCGCTCCCGAATAAACAGTACGGGTACGGGCTGGCACAATGGACATCATCCCCAAGGAAAGCCAGTCTTTATGACCTGGCAAAGTCCAGGGGCGTGTCAATCGGTGATCTGGAGATGCAGCTGGATTTCCTCATGCAGGAACTTTCCACCAGCTATAGAAATGTCCTGACGGTTCTGAAATCTGCAACTTCTGTGAGGGCGGCGTCTGATGCCGTCCTCATTGATTTTGAGCGTCCGAAGAATCAGGGAGAGGCCGTAAAGAAGAAAAGGGCCGGATATGGACAAAAGTATTATGACGAGTTTGTAAAGCCTGCATCGGGCAATACGGCAGGCACAAGCACCAAACCAGAAGGAGGTAATACAACTATGACAGAGACACAGGCGAGGCAGCACATCGTTGGAATCATGCAGGGCTGGATTGGCAGGAAGGAGAGGGATGGTTCCCATAAGGCAATCATTGACACCTACAATGAGCATAAGCCCCTGGCGCGTGGGTATTCCGTGAAGTATACGGATGCCTGGTGCGCGACCACCATATCAGCTGCAGCAATCAAGGCAGGGTTTGAGGACATCATCCCCCTGGAGTGCGGATGCGGACAGATGGTGCAGCTGTCACAGAAAATGGGTATCTGGCAGGAGAACGATGCCTACCATCCGGAGCCTGGGGACATCATCATGTATGACTGGCAGGATTCCGGAGCCGGAGACAATACCGGCTGGCCGGATCATGTTGGCATGGTAGAGAAGGTAGCAGGCAACACTATTACCGTCATCGAGGGCAACATGAACGATGCGGTAGGGCGCAGAAATATCCAGGTCAACGTACGGTATATCAGAGGTTACATCCTTCCGAAGTATGCAGGCAAGGCAGACAAGCCGAATGAGCCGAACACTTCCGGAAATTTGAAGGTGGGCGATATTGTGACGTTCACCGGCAAGAACCATTACTCCAGCTCCTATGCAAGCGCAAGGAAAGTCTCCTGCATGAGCGGCCAGGCGAAGGTGACAGCCATCAATGAGAAGGGGGCGCATCCGTATCATCTGGTGGCGGTTCGTGGCAAAGGTTCCAATGTATACGGCTGGGTGGATGCTGCCGACATCCAGGGCGCGGCATCCGGCTCCGGTCCTTCCGGGGGAACTGTGGCAATCAAGGTGGGCGATACCGTGAACTATTCCGGGAACGTCCATTACACCAGCAGTTACAAGGGCGCGAAGTCCTCTCCCTGCAAGGGCGGTACCGCGAAGGTGACGGCCATCAACAAGACCGGGGCACATCCTTACCATCTGAAACATACCGGGAGTGGATGCACCGTGTACGGCTGGGTGGATGCCGACAAGGTTTCCAGATCATAGGAGGGCATACAGCGTATGAGAAATTACATCGGCGTTAAAATTGTAAAGGCGGAGCCGCAGGAGAAGGACGGCCGGCCCGGATATAAGGTGATGTATCCGGATGGCTATGTGTCATGGTCTCCGAAGGATGTCTTTGAAAAGGCATACAGAATACTTGACTGCGAAGATTTCATCAACAGAAAAGATTAGCCTGAAAAGGTGAAAGTAATTTGTGGAAAATAGTAGAAATTCGGAAAGAAATGTGATAGCATTGTCTTGCCGTTGACTCTTTCCGGTAGGGAGGAGGTGACTTCCTATGGAGGAATTATTGCTCGGATTTCTTGTCTCCGTAATAGCAGGGGTAGTTAGCTACTACATCTGCAAGTGGCTGGAAGGAGACGATTAAACGGCACCAGCACAGCGGCATAAGCCACCGTACATAAACGGCATAGAAATACCCCAGGGGCTGCATCCTCTGGGGTATTTCTATGCCGTTTATGGAATTGCTCGGATTCCTTAGCTAATATTATGATATGTGATTTGTTTTGAAAAGTCAACAGGAATTTCTTAAGATTAGACCGTCCTATCGACAGTCCACGGACTGTCCTAAAAAATGTCCAAAAGTCTATGCAATTTGTCCACTGGATTGTCCATGGACTGTCACGCTTCACTATATCCCATTGTAATATAATGGGATATAACAGATTCCGCTATAAAATAACAAAAGGCACATGAGTGTGCCGAAAAATGATATTTTATAGCGGAAGGAGCGGCGACGTATGATAAGAATTTTACTATCTACTAAGCTCGGTGAACTCAGGTGGACGCAAGCAGACTTGGCAAGGGCTACTGGCATCCGGCCAAACACAATCAATGAATTGTACCATGAGTTGGTTGACAGGGTTAATCTGGAACATTTAGATCTCATTTGTGAAGCCCTGGACTGCAAACTCGATGAATTGATTGTGCGGGTGCCGGATGAAAGCCCCAAAGTCCTACATACCAAGAACGGCTCTCTGATTTCATCAACATCTGACAGATAGTGCTGCAACACTGCTGTCATAAAGAAAGACGTTCACGGATCGAACGTCTTTTTTTATATCACAAATTTTATGCACATTCAATGGCATTTACTTCCAAAGATTTTTTGAGAACACTGATATCCATATCATTGTCCACATACCCCTGGAGGATGGTTTTGACATATTGGGAGGAAGGCCGACCAGGGAGCTGCCTTTCATCCATGATATAGACCATAGCTTTCCTTTTCCTCCCGGCAATCGTTACCATGATATCTTTCTTGAAATAGTAGTGCGGATATCCCTCATATATGTCGAGGTGGTATTCATCTGCTGGTTGAATTTCCCATACAAGGACCGGTACGGTGGAGCCCTGCTTTCTTATGATGGTGGCGTGTGAGTTCGCCTTACGGCCTCTGTAGACCAACTCCCAGTTATTTAATACTCCCTTTGCATAAACGCTCGCAGAGGGACATCTAGCGGTCATCTGGGCCAGGTTAAGGTTGCTTCCGTATGCAATGTATAATTTTCCCATGATATCTCCTTTCTATGACACATATTCCAATACTTTTTCTTTTGCCAGCTTTTTGTAGGCGCACCCGTTCAGCAGATTTATGTTATGGCGGACTTTTCTGTTCAGATACTTTTTGTGTTGCTTAATTGAATACTTACACTCCGCCCGCTGCGATCTGGGCCTCTTACACGAAGTCAGCTACGCTTTGCGCTTCTCTTACAACCCTGCATAATATTACCATATTTCACCGGCATAATCTACGGGACAGCGTGTATATTAAGCTGCCCTGTAGGCCATGCCGGCGGCTTTCTTTAAGGGTGTCATAAGGTGTAAACGACAAGTCTTGAATTCGTCTCCATACAGGCCGAGCCGATGTGTGAGAATATGCCTCATAATGGTAACTTTTTTCTCGGCTGTATATCCGGCTATGGAGCGGAATACGATTTTTTCCTGTGATGTGATGGCCCATGCAGATATGGCTAAGCAAAACTGAACATAAGCCTTGATTTTTCCGGCATGGAGAGTGCTGTTGAAAAGCCTGAATTCTACAGTCCCTTTGGAGAAGTAACTGTGGAGATTGAGGCCATGATAGCGGGTGTGGTTGTAGTGTTCGTGGCTGATGCCGCCTTCATATCCATCATTCGCACTGCTGTACCAGATTTCTTCAGCTTTTTCTTTTGAGATATTTTTATCCTTTTTCATTTCGTCCAAAATGGATGAGTTCAATTTGCGGCACCAACGGTCTGCTCGTCTTTCGATTTCAAGGGCCTCATAGATTAAATCCTGACGAGAAGTCATAAAATTTACCAGCCTGCGGAGGGATTGTGGGTTGTGGTTTGCGCCGTCAAC